TTTCTTGTTCCCACCTTTCAGACATGACTCATATTTCAAACTATTTTCTGATCATAACTCATGCCTTTCATAGACTCAATCAAAGGTATTCCCGATCTCACGGCCTCCTGCCTTATCGGTAGCTGCTTTGATACTTTTGTCTAGGCACTACAACTTAGAGGATCAGACCATAATTGGAAATACAAGATCTGATTAGTAGAACTTGAAATACACTACTGGCATAATAAAACCTTCCCCTTAACCTGAATATCTTTTAAGAAAATTAGCCACTCATAATTGAAACTAGCTCTGATACCATAAATGGAAGCGCGGCTTCTTTAAACAAAATAAAGTTAAGGAAACTAATCACAGACTTTATTTCATTCAAAGGAAAAACTTACAAAGGAAACTCACAAGACTTACAATAACAAGATTTCTTCCTCAAAGTAGACTCTAAGCTTCTGGCTTGATGTCTGCAATGAGATATGTGAAGGTCTTATATAGAAGGGAGCTCGGGTGCTCATTGGGCCCCATCGACAGCTCAAACTTCCATTGAAGACCAAGCAACAGGAATCATGGCACATGGACGGCCACTTTTGAGTCCAAAAGGACGATTCCCTTTGATGATTAAAGCGAAACCGCTTAAAGAAAACCAGGGGCCAAAACATGAGGCTCCCATGGTATTGTCAGACAACACAAAGTGGGCTGACACATCCCACAAACAAACAGATAAGGCCGATGATGAAGGTCGGCTCAGCCTTTGGTTGGGTCCACCACTTCCGCCTAAAGTGAGAACTTTTGAACATCTGCTGCTACCCTTTCCAGCTGGCTAAGGATTTCTTCCAGATTTCTGTCATGGTGTTGACATGATGGGCAGTGGTCTGACCAGTAATTCCCATCCCTTCCTGGGGAGCTTGATTTCCTGCATTCATCCAACTTGATTGTGTGTATATCCCTGAGTTCTTTGAGGCATACGAGCGCTCGTGTGATTGCCAGGGACTCAATTTCTTTAAGCTGAGCTCTGAGTTTGATGAATTCTGACAGTGAAATTCCTCCTGGTTCATGCCCTCTCTGCACTGTGTTTGAGTAGCTTCGAAAAAGCTCACCATTTTCCCAATTGTTTGGTTGAGTTGTAATGAGATGTCCTTGTTGGGTTTCTGTCTTACTTCTTCCATGGCTGTTTCCAGGAATTGTAGCTGTTGCTCCTTCTCCGGCGTGCTCCATCCTAGGCAAAGTGTGCTTACTAGTCTTGACAGGTTGTCAGCTAGTAGATTATCCTTTCCCTCGATGTGTTCGAAGTTTATAGGGACTCCAACTCCAGTTATATAGTCAGTAAAAGATAACCATCTTACCCTAGAAGGTTTGTTCTGTGCAGACTTGTTGAAGAAGGAAATAATGGCTTGACAATCAGTCCTGATGGTGACTTCCTTCTTATCCAAGTAATAGATTTTGAGAGATTCTAGCGTGTTCATTACGGCATAGATCTCAGCATCTATTGTGGATTTAACTGGATTGAATTTCCCACTGGCGTATGCGCAAATCTTTTCACTGCTTTTGGGGTCATGCTTTAGCATCTTCCATTTGCATATTCCTCCCCAGCCTGTCATGCATCCATCTGTTTCCAGCACGATATAGCAGCTTTCTGGTGGGACCTCCAGGTCTGGCAGTTTCTGTACAAGATTCTTGATGTCGGCCACTAGTTTCCAATCTTGCGAGTTCATCCGTTTGTCACCTGTTGGACTGGTCTTTGCGTATAATGGGCTTAGCAATCGGCCCAGATTTGGGATGTAGGTTCTCGCATAATTTAGTAGCCCGAGCCAAGATCTTAGGCCCTTTCTTTCCTTAAGCTCCTCATCCTTGAAGCTCGCAATCTTTGAAATGATGTGGGGCTGGAGTCGAATCTTCCTATTGCCAATCACTGCCCCGAGAAATTCAATTTCTTGGACTGCTATTTTCATTTTTGTTGGGCTCAAGACAAGCCCATTTTCCTTGCAAATCTGAAGCATTATCTTCAAATGTCTGGCATGATCTTGCTCATTTTCTGAGAAGACCAGGATGTCATCTATGTAGACGGCTATGAAATCCTCAGTGCCTTTGAAGCAATGGTCCATTTTTCTCTGGAAGACTGCAGGGGCATTCTTGAGACCAAATGGCATAACAAGCCATTCATACAGCCCATCAGGAACCCAAAAGGCTGTCCATTCTATAGAATCTGGGTGCATCGCTACTTGATGGAATCCGCTTTTTAAGTCGAATTTTGAGTAAATCCGACTATTTCCCACTTTCTTCATGATAGTACTGATTCCAGGAAGGCTATATTGATCTTTGTTGGTTAGATCATTAAGCCTCTTATAGTTGAAGACCATTCTTTCCTTGCCCCTAGTCTCCTTCCCTGTGACTGGATCTACAGCAGTCCCTGACTGGACTATCATTGCTGTTGTTCTATGACGACTTTTGCTAGGTCTTATGACTCCCAGCTTTAATAGTGCCTCAGTGTGTCTTCTGAATGACTCCTTCATTGATGGAGTGAGATGCTTTAGGGGTTTATCTTCAATGATAAAATCAGGGTTTTTGATATCTAGCTGGCATACTACCCTGTTCTTTTCCCAATGTTGAAGAGGATTCTCCCCTATGTAGCCTGCTTCTTTTAGCTGATTAATTAAGGCTTCAAACCTTTTCAGAAAGCTTTCCCTGCTTTTGCCAATGTTGATATAGACTGCTTCTTGGATCTGCCATAGTTCCTCGTCATCAACATCCTCTTGAAGCATTCTTGCAATCTCTGTTGACTGGGATGTATTGATCACTGTTAGGTTCTTGTAGAAGGTTACTACATTGCCTTCTATTCGTACTCCTCCATACATTGCTCTTATGAAATTGCAACCGACTATCATTTGGACTCCATCTTCCATTTTGATAGGGAAACTGTAGGTGTACGGAATTCTGAACATATTTTCACCAATAAACATACGTCCTCCCTTCAGCTTCTTGTTGGCTGTCATTGTTGAGTTAACTCCGCTGAACCTAACCAGATACGTATTTTCCTCCAATGCTTCTTTTGGTATTGATTCCTGATCAATGCAGCATGTGGTAGCTCCAGTATCCAGTATAGCTTTGACTGAGAATTTATCGATCCCAGGGATATCTATGCTGATGATGAAATTATACAGCATATTTCTTACCATCTTCTTGGGTCTTTGTTCTTCTTGAACTGCTACTTTATTGACCTTTTCTTCTTGCAAGAAATTGGCCTGTTCTCCTTCTTCTATGATCATTACCCCTTTTGCTCTTCTTTTCCTTTTTTCTTCATCTTCACTGAGCAGCTCCTTGTAATCCTTCTGAAGGTCTTCGATAACCCCAGTTGCTCTTAGGGCGTTCTCATAAAGTTTCTTCCAGTAGGATACTTCCTTCTCAAGTCTTTCTATCTCAACTTCACACCATTGGATATGATTCTGTTGCTCCATGATCAACTTCCTCGGGTTCATTGGTGTTGGTGGCGGTGGTGCTACTGGTACCTCCTTCTTGAAATAGTAAGGACCGCACAGGTTACATGCCGTGGCTTTACACTTTGGACAGTGTATCCTTGCTCGCTTCATTGTTGGGCATTGGCATCCCAAACACTTTAAGTATACGAACTGTTGGATCTCACCGTTGTGTTCCCACTTATGTTGACACGCCAGCTGTTCATCACTGACCTTTATCTTAGGCCTCCAGCCTCCATCTTCTTCTCCCAGCATGAACATCTTTTCTGTGATCATGAGACTCTTCAGTGATTGTCCCAAATCTTCCATTCCATCTTCTCCTTCTGAAAGACTATAAATGGCATCACTATTATCTTCTCCTTCATTTACCGAGACTATATCATAGTCTTCTGGTAATTCCAGTTGTTCGAACATTGCCACCCTCTTTGCACTTTTTCGATCATTAGGACATTCCCTCGCGAAGTGCCCTTCTTCTCCACAGAGATAGCACTTACACCTCTTATTTCTAATGAGATGTTTGCGCTTCTCTATTCTTGCATGGCTTTCATGAGGTTTCCCTTTATACCTTTGGGATTTCCTGATACCGAGCCGCTTCTGATCCTTGTAATATCCAGGGATTGGGATATCTTTGCAGAAAGATAGATTCTTCAATGACCTTTTGAAAGCTGCTTCTTTACATTCTGCTTCAAGAAATTTGTAGGCGAACAAAATTCTTGGCGCTACCCCTACCGTTAGGCCAGGGTATCTTTCTTCGAAGGCTGTCTTCATCCTATTTCCCAAGTCTCCTGGCATTTTAAGCCACAGCTTCTCAGAGAGTTCCATCCCAACATAGGCTCTTCCTGACTTAGCTGCCAATCTTAAGTACTGGTTCAAGTATTGAACTATGTACTTAATGTTATCACACGAAAGTTTCTCCAAGTCCCTGTATGCTTCCTCCTGGATGACTGTTGAACCTTGTGCTGGATCTTCTAAGGAGAATACCCTTCTCATTTGGGATATGATGTTTTGAGTTCCTTCTCGTCCTTCGCCTGTTCTAACCAGCTCCTCATACTCCGCATTATACTGCATTCGCCATTGAATCCATAGGAGTTTTTCAACTTCTCCTAGCAAGTTCTCCATATATTCGAGCTTATCTCTTACATCCGTAAAACCTTGAGAAGAGACATGATTCTTTGTGATTGACTCCCATCTTGAGAAAACATCATGGAACATCCCGATTTGTTCTGGGATTACGAACATTGCTCCTCCCTTTTGTTGAGCCGGTGGTAAGGACCATAGTTCATCATTGTAGCCTGCTTTGAAGTTTACTCTTCTATTGAAATTGGGAGGCGATGCTGCTGCATAGCTTGTGCCTGCTCCATTGATGTTTCTTGCAGGTGGATAACTAGGGGGACCCATTACTGCATCAGTTGGGGGTGTATAGCGGGACGTTACTTCGCTGGTTGAGTAGACCTTTTCCAGTTTTTTCATGACTGGGTAGTCTAGTGTTGGTTCTGCTACTTCTTCCTGAAAAACAAAAAGTTTTTCACTATTTTCACTGCCTGTGTCTCTTTCCCCACCACCTTCCGCAAATGGATTGATAAAATCATCCATTTCAGCATCAGATTCATCATAAATTGGGATTTGGTGCACTGGGGCGCGTCCCATGAGATTAAGCAGAGCCATTCTAGCATCGGGGTCATAGTCATCTTCTTCGACTGCATCATCCATATCTTCCCATCCAGTGCTCTGAATACTACTGATTGGGATTTGTGAAGATTCTGGTGCTGAGTAGCGAACATAGAAGTCATATTTTCCTGATGGCTGTCCCAGAGTATCCCATCTGTCTTCTTCCGTTAGAACTGCAATCACATGATGTTCTTGGATCAATTCTTCTTCGTCTTCGTTGATTTCCTCGTCATGCTTATTGTATGCTGGGGTTGCTTGCTCATCAGTAGGTGCATAATCCCTAAATCGAATAGAAACACTCCCATCATATAGGTTTCTTGTGTCAACTTCTGATGGCCTCATAGGGATGTTGATCTGCGGTTGGCGAATAATCCAATTCTGACCTTGTATTTGTTCAGCACTGTATCTCCTTCCCGGTAGCGCACGGACTCCTCTGCTTTCCAAGTGATCAGTAACATGCTGAATCTGGTATGCAAATCCAACATTTGGTGTATTTGATAACCGCGCCATTACTCCTCGGGTGACCAAGAGATTAGCTTCTCCATTTCGCCAGTTTTCATAACCCCTTGTAAGGATTGAGATTTGAATATTTCGATAGAAATCTCTCAACGTCATCATAGTGTCTGGAATGACATACACCAGCTGTGTTCCACTGGTGAGATCTATCTCCATGGTTGCAAAGATGGCCTGATCTCCTTGCCACCTATTGTCCCGGAAAACCACAAGTGCAGCTGTACCCTCGTCTGCTCTATGTAAGATCTGAATTCTGACCTGCATAATTCCTAGGTGGATAAACTGAAATCCACTTCTTCTCAGCGCCTCATAACTGTCTGGTTGTATTACCAGCCGGTCTTGTTGCTGCCCATCTACACATAGGATTGCTTCTTCTGATCGGTGACTATAAACTCGATGGTTTATATCATCCCTTCTGGATCTGTACAGGACTTCTGCTGGTACTAGGTTTGCCCGTTCCTGCATAGACTGCTGTAGGCTTTCCTCTGGGTTAACTACCTGCTCCAAGGTTTGATTGAACCGCCTTCCTGTTATCCTGCTTGCTATCCTTCTTGCCGCTTGCCTTGCTACAAACCTTCTCCTTTGCCCTCTGCGATAATCCCTGATTTGGTCCTCATAAAGAGGAGTGCCAGGATGTCTTTCTGCAGTAACCGTTGTTGCTACTGGCAGCTGCTGAGTCACTGTTCGACTCATTTGAGCTTAGCCTTTTCCTCCTCGAGGATTCTCAAAGGATCTTTGAAAACCCTGAGCTGTCCCCTTTTCTCTCTGGATGGTTTTGATTCTCCCAAGCTCAGATTGTTAAGCTTCTCCACTAACTCTTCAGGTAATGCTGCTGATGAAGAGCTTCCTTCCTTGCTCTGAATCTGTCTGAGGCTTTCCCTGATCACCTTCAGATCGTCCTTGATGTCTCGCAGAGATTCAGAAATCCCTACAAGTATCTGCAGTTGGGTGTTGTTCTGCTTTATCTGAGCAGTTGGTGCAGATATTCCTCCTTTATAGTCCGATGGTTTTACAAAACCAAGGGCTGGCGATTCAATGGACTCGGTTGCCTTGATAGCTTCCTTATAAGTAACTGTCCCTTGTGAATAAAGGTAGTTACTCATGTGGTAGCCCAAGATTCCACCCTGTGGAGTAAAGCCTCAACTCTTGTAAGTTTTTGGCTTAACTCTCCTGAAATCCTCAAAGCTTCTTCTTCTACCAACTTCGGCTGCTTAGCTATCTCTGTAACAAGAGCCTTGACTTCTTGTGCTGTTAAGGGCCTGCCTTCCGTGACTTCTCTGGTTAAGGTTTTTACACCCTTTTCCAAAGATTTAAGACGCTCTTCTACCTTTTCTAATTTTTCCAAAATACTTTTGAAATTTTTGATGCTTACCCTACTACACAAACTTACCCTATCATAAAGTACTGCTAGGTTGTTGTGAATATGACTAAGTTTAGGTGTTTCACTCTCTGCTAGATCAAGATACTCAAGTTTTATGGTTCGGGAATTATTATACCAATTTTGTA